GTCAAGCCAGCTTATGAAAGAAACCCAACTTCATAATGCAGATTCTTCGGAACTGCATGGGAGTAGGGTTCCTAATAGGAATAGCAGTATCTTTGACCTCTTTCTTCCTGTTCTCTATGAGAACGAGGACTTCGTCCTACCGGATAGAAAGGGCTCTCTCCTTAACCTGAAGGTAAAGGGGAAAGTACCCGCTTTAAGCAGGTCGTCAAAGATCCACTTCAACCAAGAACAAAGATCAATCCTTCGCCGTAGGCTCGCGACTGAGGTCGGACTAAGTCTAGACCAAGCAGATACTCTGCTTTCTCGTCCTTTCGATGAGATCAGACGTGGTGAGGAAGCTATTAAGGGCATCGTCGATGCGATCTTATTAGCAGATCCAAGGTTTTTCCTGCAGGAGAAACCTTCGGCCCCACGCCGTCTGGTACGCGTTCTTTTAAAGATGCTACCTTACGGTACTGATTCGATCAGTGCCGAGTGGAAGAACTTTTGTAACTATGTTACAGTCCTGGCTTGCCGACTGACAGTCGACACGCCTGCATCTCTTAATACTTCGAATCCCTTTCGATTTATTCTCAAACACGAAGTGTTTGGGGATATCGTTAGGTTCGGGGTGAGAGACAAGAAGGACGCTACCGTCGTTGCTCATCTCACGAGTACACGACAACTTCCCGCTGGAGGTAAGACCGTTCGGGAAAAGTCCCTTAGGGACTTCAAGTACCTTACGGAAACTGCGTTTCCGGTGGCACCGGCTGAGTTACTCAGAGTTAGGGAAGGAGCCTTCACCGTAGCACGCAAGTGCCTTGTCCTCTTAGAGGGCAAGCTACCTGCTGATGCGGCCCACATCTCTCTGACGAGAGCTGCGGATGTCGATCATAGTGTCGAGGAAGGCGGTAGATTACAGAGTATCCGGGAGGAAGCCATCGGGTATCTGAACCAGATACCTGATGAAACCAAGGCGGAACGCCTTGTCGATGGAACCGAAGTAACTTCGGTTGCCGGAGTCCCCCGTTGGACCTCATGGTTCAGATCTGAAGATGAGATGGTCTCTATTCTGAAAGAATTACGGACCGAGAGTGATCTCCTGATGGGGTCTAAGACCCAATCAGTTCTCACCTTCAAACCTTTTAGCTCGGTTACTGATGAGTCGAAGCGCAACGCGCTGTTCGACACACAGAAATTCGGGTTTGACCACGCAACTGGTAACCAGTTGCATGCGGCAGCGTTACACGCTGCCGAGGTCTCCCCCTACTTGGAGGGGTTAGAAGTGGTGCGTCCACTCCCATGCAAAACCATCGCGGTACCCGAACCGGGTGCCAAGGTTAGGACCGTCACAACGACGTTGTGGTGGGCAATGCTGTTACAGCAGCCACTAGGGCACTTCCTTCGGAAGTGCCTTAACGTCCATCCTTCTGCGTCTGCCGGACTTAGTCGGGCAGACCAGGCATGGCTTTACGTTGATACGCTGAAAAAAGCGTATGATAAAATGGGTTTGCACGAAATACCCGAAGGGTATTCGGTTCTGTCGTCCGACTTAAAGTCAGCGACAGACGCGATTCCGCCTAGCGTAGCTAGGGCCCTCTTAGAGGGCTTTCTCAACGGAATAGGTTTGGATCCTGAGGATCCTTACCTCAAACTCATTCTTAATATTTTTACGTCCGAACGCAGAGTTACCGTCGGTAAGTCTGCGCCGTTCGTAAAAAGGCGGGGCGTCCTTATGGGCGAACCGTTGACGAAAGGGGTCCTGTGCCTCCTCAACTTAGTTGTGGAGGAACTTGCAATCAGAGATTATCTCGGAAAGCAGCAGGGTCCCATTCAAGAGGACTGGAGAGCTTATGCAGTGGGCGGTGATGATCACATAGCCCACGGGCCTACGGCCTATTTGCATAAGATTACAGAGAACCACCTTAGGTGGGGCTCTATAATTTCTCCAGATAAACATGGAATTTCCAATGTGGCAGTAAAATACTGTGAAAAGGTTCTGCTCCTGAAAGGAACAGATCCCACCATTGGAACTCGGTCGATTAATAGGTCGACAGAGGAATACTCGAAGAGTATTTTTGCCGATTCTATTAAGGTGAGGCTTCTATCTCCCGCGTCGAAGACGCTGGATGTCGTTGACGACAGGAATGTCGCCATCGGCAAGGGCAAGTCCTTAGGACGAACCCTGAGATGGATGAATGCTGACTACTTCTCGAAGAAGTACCTTCTCCTCGTAAGAAACAGATTCTTCCGGAGGATGGGAGCGCAGCTCCCACTCGAAGGAAGCAGTCTTTATTCACAGGTTTGTCTTCCCGAGTCACTCGGGGGGTTAGGCCTTTATTTGGAGGGTGAACTCCCCTCGCTGATTTTATCAGCGCCTATTCCCACCTTACAGGTGGTATGTAGGGCCCTTGAAGGGAAGGAGAGTGTGCGCAATAGGAGAATCCTAAGTGCACTACCGTCCAATTCCTCGGCTAGAGGTGAAGACCTCCCAAAGGAAATATTGATCGACGTCGTTGACCATATTTCCAATGAGGGGTCAGATACAGCCTTGCGATCCGCCTCCCTGGACCAAGTCCGGGCAAGGCTCCAACTTCCAGTTGGAACACCTTATAGAGAATTATTCTCTAGAGCGCAGAAAGCGGGCTGGATTACATATGAGGAATATACAACACGTCTCTTAAGAGGCGTATTGTTTTCCAAAATGATGTCCCAGCAGAGTGGGGGTAACCCCTACTCTACTGAAAATTGGAAGGTCAGGTATGCCCGAGTGTGGGATGCTATCTACGATAGCAATTACGTTCCTGAGGAACGTACCATGGACAAAGTGAAGGAACTTCACTCTGTCGACCGGTTGTTCGGCGTAACGCTGTACAACTGGCACACGGGTCTACTTTTCCATGGAGGTTACTCCGTCCAGAATGTGGTGCCTCGCTCTGCGGTCGTCGACCAAAGAGCAATGATGGCAGCACTAATCCAGCTTGATCGGGATATGACAATACCGAAGGTAACGTTCACATCCGTCTTGAAGGCGCCCTTTGCTATGCTTAGCAGAAGGCCGAAACAAGTTGAAGTAATGAGAAGCTCGGCTATCTATGAGCAGGAATACTGTTCCTTACAGGTAGGTGTTACTGCCCATTTGGTAGCCCGAGATATTACCGCAGTGAGCGAGGAGGTCCCAATGGAGCCACTGGACGACTCAGTCGATCCAGGTGGTCCATCCGTTACGGATGGCGGGCCAATAACAGAAGAGGTTACCTTATCTGTTGAGCCCGAACCAGTTGTCGAAGACAACGTGGAACCCCCCCGCCCCGCCGCTCGGCGTTACGCCAAGCGCTTCTTAGAAGATGGACTTGATATTGAGAATATCTTGTCCAAGCGGCTGCGTAGAAACTGACGAACTAGTCCTTTTTACCCGTTACCCGAAGGTGCGGAGTTTTTGAACTAGTTGCCAAATTT